ATAAAGAAAAGCAGTATTTCTTTTCTTATTGTGTTTCATCTTTTTTCTCCGATGACTTATCTTCTTTAAGTAGTGTTTTTGAAAGCATTTTTAGCTTATTTTCTACTTCAAGTAGCATTTTCTCTTCGTCTTCATATAAATCTTCTTTTTCTTCTGCAAAAATACCCTTTGAAGCTTGCTTTAATGTAGACATACCCGGTAATTTACTTCTTTCAGTTTTTCCAGTAACAGATTCTGGGGTGTGCATACTTTTAAAGTGTTTACTTCTTGGTCCTGAGCTTTCTCTACCATCCACTTTTTCTGGATAATAATATGTGTTATTAGAACCAGCTGTCTTATAAGAGCCATCAGGTCTTTTCCAGATAGTATATTGACTGCCATCACTTCTTCTAGCTGGTGCGGCCAATAAAGAAGATTCTTCTTCTGGTTTTTCCGCTCCAGCGGAGGGAGTTTCAGCGCCAGCGGGTGCAGCTCCGGGTGTTTCGGCTCCGGGTGTTTCAGTTCCCGGTGTAGCCTCTGCTCCACCTTCTGGTGTTGGAGTTGCTGGGGTGGAAATGCCTGATGTAGCTGTGCCACCAGAAGAAGCCGCATCACCGCTAACATCTCCAGCTTCAATTGCCTTATCAAGCTGTTTATCAAAAAACAAATCTCTTTGAATTCTTACAATTTCTTTATCATTCATTCTAAATACGTTTTCAAAAATCCATCTCTTGCTAAATCCGAACTCTTTAGCGCTTGCAGCAACCTCTAATTGAGCTTTGAAATGTTCAATCTCTTGTAATTCAGTAATTTTTGATGGATTGTTTAATTTTACTTTAAACTTTAATAAATCTTCATTTCTATATCCAAGAGTATATAAATGAATAATACCTATTTTTTCTAATTCACTTATTATAACTCTTTGTAATCTTTGAATAGTTCTAGCAAAACGTATATCTTTTTGTGCTAGTGTACTTTTATCTTCTGGTGCCTTATCTTTTGCGCTTGTTAGATAGGCTTGTGGAACTCTAATAGCTGAAAATAATTTATCTTTTAAATATTGTATATCTTCAATTGCACTTTGAAATTGACCACCGGGAAGAGTATCAATTTTTGTTCCGCTTTGTGAACCGCGAACGGGAATATAAAAATCTTCGTCAATACTCATAGGATTATAACGTAAATCTACACGTCCAGTTGTTGGATCTACTATTTGATTACGCTTTAAGCCTGTAATAACTTTTTGTATAAACTGCTCTACTTCATTTGGTGCCACATTACCAACGTCAATATAGAATACTCTACGTTCTGGTGCGCGAACAATACGATAAGCCATCATCGCATCTTCCATAAGTTGCAATTGACGCCAAATACGTCTAGCAGGCTCTAAAATAGATGTACCATATGGAGAATATTTATCTTGTGCATTGATACGGAAATGAGCTACTTGCCAATTTTCAAAAGTTAAACCAGCGGTATTCCATTGGAATTGTACGTAATTAGCGTTGCTTTCATCTTCCCCTTCTAATCTCTCTACTTCTGGTGAAGGTAATCCTAAAACACTTTTAATACCAAGTTTTTCATCTATATCAAGATATAAAAAGAAATCACCAAATTTACACATTGTTCTACACCAAGAAAAAATATTACTTTCTAGATTTAAAACATTAAAATATAAATTATTTAATATACTTTTAATTTCTTCATTCTTGCTTTCAACATGAATCATTTTTCTAAATTGATTAGAAGTTGTCATTTCATCAGCATAAACATCTAGTGCTGATGCAAGCTCTGGCATGAATTCCATTTGATCAAAGTCGCTATAACGCTCTGCACGACTTTGGTTAGCCATAATATTACTTTGTATGGCTTCAAATGGATTATAGCTTTTCTTTTTAAAACTTTGTCCACTTGCACTAGTAAATTTATAACGATCTAAATCACGACGTTTATATCTTATTTGTGCTTGTGAGCGGAAACTTGACAGAGGACCAGAAAAAAGTCGAGTTAATCCAACATATAATGGGGATTGATCATTTCTTGGATTCTTTTTTTGTATATCACCGCCGTATGTGTTATTTTTATTATTATCAGCCATTTTCTAACCCTTTATAATCCAACTAAAATCTCTATATAGTTGTTTGTTTTGCATTTCTCTTCTAGCTTTTTCTTCGTTTTGAAAGCCTTTTATGGAGGAATCTAAATAATTGCCTGTTTTTGATATTGATCCTAAGAATGCTTTAGAATACTCTAAATTTCTCTCGTTGTTAATAATAGCAGTATCTCTAACCCAACAACCAATTGCTAATGACATAACTAAATCATCGTTATAACCTTTTTGAGCTTCTGGCCTTCCATTAACCCAAACAAATGTGTCTAATTCATTAGCTGTTCTTTGTGAATTAATTTTTAAACTCTTATTTCTTATATATTCTTCTAGTTTTGCTACAATTAACGGTCTAGTTTTCATGGAAGTAGAAAAACCCGGAATAGTATTACTAGAAAACTGATTATGAGTTAAAGCATCGACAAATTCATGAGTGCTTTTACTAGAATAAAATAAATTTGGATAACGCATGTCAATTAGCTTAGTTAACACTGCATAACCAACGTTGTTATTCTCTACAACTATCATGCAATTACCATATTCTTGCCCAGTATCAAAAAGTAATTTAGCAAAATTATCTAAATCTATTTTTCCCTGATACTCTGCTATTTGTTCCATATTTTTTACATCTAAAACATGAAATACAGAAAAATCTTTTCCATCGCCGCGTGCAACGTCAGCAGAAATAAGATAAGAACCGCCACCATCATATTGTTTCCAAATGTGATAATTTCTATCTATCCAAGCACGGTATTTAGGTTGACTAATGTTTTCTTTAATTTTTGCTATGTCTTCTGCAACCATTACAGTTTCGCCAGAAGCATTGAAATTACATTCAAACTCTTGTGCAATATCGCGCTTACTCATATTACGAGTCATGCGCTCAAACCATTCTTGTGTATATTCTGGATGTTTATGCCAAGGAATGCTTACGTAATTAAAATTATTTTTGCTGCTCTCTGCATCTACATAAGTTTTGTGAAACCAATTACCAACACCGTTTGGGGTTGAAAGAGCTATACAACGACCACCAGTAGAAATAGTTGGTAAAAGACCTGTCCATAAATCATCCATATCTTCTACGTGTGCAGCTTCATCAAGAATTAAAAGTGATAACGCTTGACCACGACCAGCATCTTTAGAAGTTGGTGTACCTTGAATTTTAGAGCCATTATCTAATTCAAGTTTTGTTTTATTATTAACGCTAATCTGTGTTATTCTAAGCCAGCTTGGTACAGAATCAATAATATCTTTTACTTTTTCTACTATTTCAATTGCTGTATTTAGCTTTGTTGCCATAACAAGGACATTTTTTTCCTTGTGAAACATTATCATCCAAGCAACATATCCAGAAACAATAGTAGAAATACCCATCTGACGGGATTTCAATATTATATTATATCTGTGATCATGAAAATTATTTAAAAGATTTTTTTGAAAGTCATAAGTTCTAAATGGTATTAAACCACGCTCTTGATGAACAATTTTTGCATAATTATCTAGAAAATAAGCTGGATTTTTACCACATTTTAATATCTCAGTTCTAATTTCCTCTTTAGATAATTTATATGACATGCCATTACCTTAATACCTAATATAATTTTACTTTACTGGCTATAGCTTCATATTTTGATGGATTTTGAGAAGCGCCTTTTAGTGCTGCTTGCTTAAATTTTTCTGCTGTAGGAGATAATTTAATTTTTGCTCCACGAAGTGATGCTTGAGCTTGCATAATATCTGTTTTTTCTTGCGGAGATAAATTAGTATTTGATAAAAAGGCTTCTAAAAAACCCACTGCTGCCTCTGGAGAGGCAGAAGATTGAGAAACCGTTGGTTGTTTTTCTACCGAAGGTTCTGCTTTAGCGGCTCCAGCGCCAGCTAATGTGCCTATTAAAGCAGCACCAGTGGCAGCTTTTTTTGCCCAATCTTTAACTCCTTCTTCCTGAATTTCTTCTTGAGGAATTGCGTTTTCTTTTAAAGACATCTTTGGTTGACGAACGTTCATTAACCAACCTTTTGTTATATCTGCATTTAATTGATGCTTACTTCGTTCTTCTTTAGCGATACCATCTATGCCATCAATAACATAATTTTGTACTGCGTTTACATAAGCAGTTCTGCGATTGGCGCTTTGAACAAGTATATTGATATCTCCATGTTCGGTTAAATTAAGGGTTTTTTTAGTTACTTTTTTATATTCACCTTTTATAAAAGCTGTAATATCTTTTACAATTTTACGTATATCAGTTTCAAAATTCTTATCGTGAATTTTTATTAATGGCATTTCGCTATGATATTTCAAAATAAGTATATTGCCTTGATATTGAACTCCAAAGCCATCCATAACTCTTGGATCATATATAGAGCACCCTTGGACTAGATCCTCTACTTCACGCTTTAAGCCAATTTCTGAACCGCCGTGATGTTTTGCGTGAACAGCTTGAGAAATACCATTTACTACTTCAAGAATACTAGCCATTTATATTTTCCTCTTTCGGTCGCCAACCACTCAACCATCTTTCTTCACGATCTTCTATAAACTTAATATAACATTTATAACAACTAGAAAATTTATTAAGATATACATCGTCTTTTTTATTAAAACTATATTCTTTACAAACTGTACAGTTTTTATTTATATTTTTACTAATTAGTTTCTTTGGTATTAAAACACCGCCTATATCTACCTTTTCTCTGGAATTTTCATTATTTAGTTGTTGTTTGTTAGTAAG